CTACCGCAGCCTGCACCAGATGTACGAGGAACTGGGGTGCTTCGGCACCGCGTCCTCGATCATGCTCCCGGACTTCCAGGACGTGATCCACCACTACCCGCTGACGTGCGGCGAGTACTGCATCTCAACCGACGCCAAGGGCCGCGTCTGCACCCTGTACCGCGAGTTCGACATGACCGTCTCGCAGATGGTCAAGGAGTTCGGGCTCGAGAACTGCTCCGTGAGCGTGCAGAACATGTACCGCACGGGCAGCCTCGACCAGTGGGTGCCCGTCATCCACGCCATCGAGCCGAGGGCCGACCGCGACATCGGCAAGCGCGACAGCAAGAACATGCCGTTCGGGTCGTGGTACTTCGAGGTCGGCGGCGAGGACGGTCAGTTCCTGCGCGAGAGCGGGTTCATGCAGTTCCCGGCGCTGTGCCCGCGTTGGTCCGTGGTCGGCGGCGACATCTACGGGAACAGCCCCGGCATGGAGGCGCTCGGCGACATCAAGCAGCTCCAGCACGAGCAGCTCCGCAAGGCGCAGGCCATCGACTACCAGACGAAGCCGCCGCTCCAGGTGCCGGCCGCCATGAAGAACCGCGACGTGGAGACGCTCCCGGGCGGGATCTCGTACTACGACGGCGCATCGAACGGGATCAAGACCGCGTTCGAGGTGAACCTCAACCTCCAGTACCTGCTGAACGACATCGTGGACTGCCGCGAGCGCGTCCGCGGCGCGTTCTACGCCGACCTGTTCCTCATGCTGGCGAACATGCCGAACACGCGCATGACCGCCACCGAGGTCGCCGAGCGCCACGAGGAGAAGCTCATCATGCTTGGGCCCGTGCTCGAGCGCCTGCACAACGAGCTGCTTTCCCCGCTCGTGGACATGACGTTCACGCGCATGATCTCGTCCGGCCTGATCCCGCCCGCCCCGCAGGAATTGCAGGGCATGGACCTGAACATCGAGTTCGTCAGCATGCTCGCGCAGGCGCAGCGCGCCATCGGCACCAACGCCGTTGACCGCTTCGTCGGAAACCTCGGCGCCATCGCGCAGATGAAGCCCGACATCCTCGACAAGTTCGACCAGGACCAGTGGGCCGACATCTACGCCGACATGCTCGGCGTGGACCCGTCGCTCATCGTTGCCGACAAGGACGTGGCCCTGCTGCGCAACGCCCGCAACCAGGCGCTCGCCGCCAAGGAGCAGGCCGCCGTCATGCAGCAGCAGTCGCAGACGGTGAAGAACATGGCGCAGGCGCCAACGCAGGGACAGAACGCGCTCACCGACGTGGTGAACATGTTCAGCGGTTACAACTCGCCCTCGGCGATTGAGGTCTAAATGGCAATGGTCAACATGAAGATGGAGTCGGACGAGAACGAAGGCGAGATGTACCCCGAGGAGCTGTGCATCGAACTCGAGGCCGAGCAGCTCTCCAAGCTCGGGATCAACGCCCCCATGCGGGTCGGAACCGAGGTCACGATCACCGCACGCGCCTACGTCAAGGAGGCGAGCACGACGATGGTTGAGGGCGGCGTCGAGCCGAGCATCGAACTCCAGATCACCGACATGTCCGTCGCCGCCGGCAACACGATGGGCAGCGCAGCCACCATGCTGTACGGCGGATGAGAGTACCCGTAAGCATTAGACACAGGGATACATTCCGCCCGTGAGCACGTACGACCCCCTCGATCTGCGGGGCCAGGAGCGCGACAAGGCCGAACGCGAGCTGCGTGAGCGTCTGGAACGGCAGGCCGAGGAGTCGGACATCAAGTGGCTCATGTCCAGCAAGCGCGGCCGCCGCATCGTGTGGCGGCAACTGGACCAGGCGGGCGTGTTCCGAAGTTCCTTCAACACCAACGCGATGACAATGGCATTCGCGGAGGGCGGAAGAAACCAAGGACTGCGAATGCTCGCCATGGTCCACGCGCTCTGCCCGGAGCAGTACCCGGCAATGATGAAGGAACAAGCAACCCATGACGGAACCAACGATGATGGAAGCAGCCGCAACGACCACTGAAGGCGCTTCCCCATCCTCGGTCCCCGATGCAGTTGCGGCGACGGCCGACAAGCTGTACGGGGACACCAAGGCGACCGCGACCCAGGGCCAGCAAGCCGCCGATGCGGCCGCTGCTGGTAAGGAACCTGCGCCGGCCGACGCCGCCAAGACCGAGGCACCCGCCGAGGCCAAGGCAGCGCCGGAAACCTACGAGTTCAAGGCACCGGAGGGTCGAGCGTTCGACCCCGAGGTCATCGCCGAGTACTCGAAGGTGGCAAAGGAACTGAACCTGTCGCAGGAAGCCGCGCAGCGCGTCCTCGACTCCGTTGGCCCCAAGCTGGCGGAACGTCAAGCGGCGCAGATCGAGGCCGTTCGCAACGGCTGGGCCGACAGCTCAAAGGCCGACAAGGAGTTCGGCGGCGAGAAGCTGACCGAAAATCTTGGCGTTGCGAAGAAGGCGCTCGATCAGTTCGGGACTTCCGAACTGCGCGACCTGTTGAACGAATCGGGCCTCGGGAACCACCCCGAGGTGATCCGGTTCATGTACCGCGCCGGCAAGGCCATCAGCGAGGACAAGGTCATCACGGGTGCGGCCGCCACGGCCAAGCCCGGGCCGAAGTCGTTCGCCGATCTCGCCGACGCTCTCTACAGCACCTAACCACCACAAGGAGCCACCACAATGGCAGTTCTCTCTAGCAGCAACCTGACGCTCGCCGACTGGGCGAAGCGCACCGATCCCGAGGGCCGCGTCCCGGTCATCGCGGAACTCCTGTCGCAGTCCAACGAGATCCTCGAGGATTGCGTGTTCAAGGAGGGCAACCTCCCCACCGGCGAGCGCGTCGTGATCCGCACGGGCCTCCCCGCCGTGTACTGGCGCGCCCTCAACCAGGGCATCCCGAACAGCAAGTCCACGACCGCGCAGGTCGATGAGGCGTGCGGCATCCTTGAGGCCCGCAGCGAGGTCGATAAGGATCTCGCCATGCTGAACGGCAACACCGCGCAGTTCCGCCTGTCCGAGGACGTGGCCTTCCTTGAGGCCATGAACCAGACGCAGGCGACCACGATGTTCTACGGCAACCCCGCCATCGAGCCGAAGTCGTTCCTCGGCCTCGCGGCGCGGTACTCGGCTGCCCCCGGCAGCTCGGGCATCGGCCAGAACATCATCGAGGGCGGCGGCACGTCCACCGACAACACCAGCGTCTACCTGGTGGTGTGGGGCGACAACACCGTCTACTGCCCGTTCCCGAAGGGATCGACCGCCGGCCTCATGCATGAGGATCTCGGCGAGCAGACCGTGTACGACGGCAGCAACCGCCTTCAGGCGTACGCCACGCGCTACCAGTGGAAGAACGGCCTCGTCGTGAAGGACTGGCGCTACGTGGTCCGCATCGCGAACATCGACGTGAGCGATCTCGTCGGCGCGACCGGCACGCAGCTCTCGTCCGCGGCGACCGCCCTCATCAAGCTGATGGCTCGCGCCATGTACCGCATCCCGAACATGTCGGCCGGCCGTGCGGCGTTCTACATGAACCGGACCGTTCACTCGGGCCTCGCCATCCAGGCGATGGACCGCGCACAGAACGTCCTGGCCGTGAACCAGGGTCTGTCGCAGTTCGGCACCCCGTACAGCTGGCTGTCGTTCCTCGGCGTTCCGTGCCGCCGCGTGGACGCCCTCATCAACGCAGAAGCCCGCCTCACCTGATAGGTGAAGGCAGAAAGGAAACCACGAAATGATTCTTGACAACAACCTTCGTCTCGGCAACACCGGGGCGATCACCTCGGCCGCCACCTACATCACCGGGACCAGCGGTACCCCGGATGTCGTTGACCTCCAGAGCGGCACCGCCTACTCGGCCACGGCCAGCGGCACGCTCTACACCGTCGCGCAGGGAACCCAGAACCGTGACATCGGCGAGGGACGCGACCTGTACGTCGTGTTCACCGTCACCACCGCCCTCGCGGGCGGCACGAACGCCACCTTCCAGGTGGTCGCGTCCTCGTCCTCCACGCTTGCCTCGGGCAACATCGTGGTCGGCGAGGTCGGTGTCATCACCACCGCAAACCTCGCCGCTGGCCGGCAGGTCGTGGTCCGCGTCAGCCAGCAGCAGATCGCTGCCACGGCCCTGCGCTACCTCGGTGCGCAGGTCGTGACCACCGGCACCCACACTGCCGGCGTCATCAGCGCGGACATCGTCATGGACATCCAGGACGGCCGCACGGCGTATGCCTCCGGCTTCACGGTGGCCTGATAGGAGCACCCAATGGCGAAGGTCAAGGCAAAGGTTCTCTGCTTCGTGGACAACGGCCTCCGGCAGCCCGGGGACACGTTCGACTACGACGGTCCGTACAACAAGCACCTCGAGTATCTCGAGGCTGCCAAGCAGCCGGAGCGCGCCGCCGATTCGTCGGAGGCGCCCATGCCCAAGCTGCGCGGACGGAAGCCCAAGGCCGAGGCCAGCGCCACGGAGTGATCCGATGTTGAGTCTGTGAACAAGGAGGGGAGTCGGCGGGAAACCACGGCTCCCCTCCTCTCACAAGGAGGTCGGCATGGCGTCGGAAGTGGAAATCTGCAACCTCGCCCTCGCGTACCTCGGCGACGATGCCACGGTCGCGAGCATCAACCCGCCAGAGGGATCGCCGCAGGCAGAGCACTGCCAGCGGTTCTACCCCATCGCACGGGACACGCTCCTCCAGATGCACAACTGGTCGTTCGCATCGCGCCGCGTGAGCCTCGCGCAGGTGACGATGCCGTACACCATGTGGAAGTACGCATACGCCTGCCCCGGGGACATGATGGTCGCGGTGGCCGTGCTGCCTCCGCAGGCCGAGAACGACTACGCGGTGCGCGCCTACCCGGCCGACCGCTACGGATGGGGATGGATCAACACCCCGTTCAACGCCGCAGGCACCTACGTGCCGCAGGAATACCAGATCGAGACGGACACACTGGGGAACAAGGTCATCTACACGAACCAGGAGAACGCGCTCCTGCGATACCAGGCGCTCGTGTCCGACCCGACCAAGTTCGACCCGCTGTTCACGAACGCACTCGCATGGCACCTCGCGTCCATGCTCGCCGGCCCGGTCGTGAAGGGCGCCGAGGGATCGGCAGAGGGCCGCAAGGCGGCGCAGATGGCGATGGCCTACGTGCAGCAGGCCAAGCAGTCCGACGCCAACCAGCGCAGCGTCAGCCCCGAACACATCACCCCTTGGATGAGCGGCCGCTGACATGGCGCAGACCCGCACCTACACCCGCTCGTTCGCAGGCGGCGAGGTGTCGCCCGAGATGTGGGGTCGCATTGATGACGTGAAGTTCCAGACGGGCGCGGCGAAGATGCAGAACTTCATCGCGCTGCCGCAGGGGCCGGCCGAGAACCGACCCGGCACCGCGTTCGTGCGCGAGGTCAAGGACAGCACCAAGCGCACGCGGCTGCTTCCGTTCACGTTCAGCACCACGCAGACGATGGTGCTCGAGCTCGGAGCCGGGTACTTCCGGTTCCACACGCAGGGCGCGACGCTTGGGCCCGGGACGCCTGCCGCCTACAACGGCGCGACCGCCTACGTGGTCGGGAACCTCGTCTCGAGCGGCGGCGTGAACTACTACTGCATCGCGAACACGACGGGCAACGCGCCGCCGAACGCCACGTACTGGTATGCCATGCCGGCCGGGATCTACGAGATCCCGAACCCGTACGCCGAGGCCGACCTATTCGACATCCACTACGTGCAGTCGGCCGACGTGCTGACGCTCGTGCACCCGAACTACGCGCCCCGCGAGCTGCGCCGACTGGGCGCCACCACGTGGACGCTGACCACGATTTCGTTCGCATCGACGGTCACGTCGCCGACCGGGTTGAGCGTGACGGCCAACCGAGGCGAGGCGCTCAACCTGATCGGGTTCACGTCGGCAAGCCCGGGAACGGCGCACACCAGCGCACCGCACGGATTCGCCGTTGGAGATCCTGTGTACCTCGACGGCGGAACGTGGACGAACCCGTTCCCGGACGATTACTACATCGTGTCGGCCATTGGGCCATCCGACAAGTTTCAGGTCCGCGCCTACAGCACCGGAGTGGCGCTCGACACCACGCCATACGGCACGTGGTCATCCGGCGGGTACGTGCAGTTCGGCGACAAGGCGCTGGACTTCACCAGTTACTACGTGGTGACCACCGTCGCGCCGAACGGCATCGACGAGAGCGCGCCGAGTTCGCCCGTGAGCGCGAACAACAACCTGAACGCGCAGGGCTCAAGCAACACGATCACCTGGTCATCGGTCACTGGCGCGGCGCGCTACAACATCTACAAGCGTCAGAACGGGCTGTACGGCCTCATCGGCCAGACGGACCTGACCACGTTCACGGACAACAACATCGGTCCTGATATGGGCATCACGCCCCCCATCGTGGACACGGTGTTCGCGTCGGCCGGGAATTACCCCGGCGCGGTCAGTTACTTCGAGCAGCGCCGAGTGTTTGCCGGCACGACGAACGCGCCGCAGACGATGTGGATGACGCGCACGGGAACCGAGAGCGACATCTCGTACCACATCCCGATCCAGGACACCGACCGCATCGCGTTCCGCGTGGCAGCACGCGAGGCCAACACCATCCGGCACATCGTCCCGCTGACGCAGCTCCTCGCGCTTACGAGCGCGGCCGAGTGGCGCATCAGCCCCGTCAACAGCGACACAATCACCCCGACCACGATCTCCGTGCGTCCGCAGTCCTACGTCGGAGCCAACAACGTGCAGCCTTCCATCGTGAACAACACGGTGGTCTACTGCTCGGCCCGCGACGGCCACGTGCGCGAGCTGGGGTACTCGTGGCAGGCGAGCGGGTTCGTGACGGGCGACCTGTCATTGCGCGCCACGCACCTGTTCGACACCTACGACATCACGGACATGTGCTACAGCAAGGCACCGCAGCCGCTGTTGTGGTTCATTTCAAGCACTGGCAGCATGCTCGGCCTGACATACATCCCCGAGCAGCAGGTCGGCGCATGGCACCAGCACGTCACGGACGGCGCGTTCGAGAGCTGCGCTGCCGTGGCCGAGGGAGCCGAGGACCGCCTGTACGTGGTGGTCAAGCGCACCATCGGCGGCGTCACCAAGCGGTACGTCGAGCGGTTCGCGAGCCGACAGGTCACGACCATCGAGAACTGTTTCTTCGTGGACAGCGGCCTGACCTACGACGGCACCAACGCGACGGCCACCACGGTCACGGTGACGGGCAGTACCTATCTGCCGTCCGACACGCTGACGATCACGGCGAGCAGCCCGATCTTCCAA